ATAGGCGTCAGTCGGCACGTAGACCAGCGCGTCAGTGATTTCTCCGATCTCGGCCTTGAGCTCGTCCAGGCGTTCGTTCACAGAGCCAGGTCCGCTGCCGTCAATGAGGTCGATACGGTCCAGTAAGTTCTTGGCCAGCTCCGTTTCCGAAATCTGGTCGGCAATCATTTCAAGGATTGCCCCAGCATCACTGCTGGCCTGCCCCATCACGCCGACACCCGTTGGATACCACGACCCCACGTTGCCGGTCCGGTCCACGAGCCGCGCCCAGAAGAAGAACGTGACACCCGCCAGCAGACCCTGCATGACGTGTTCCGACTGCGGGTACGCCAGGTCGCTCAGCTTCGTGGCCTTGGCCAGATCGGTCGTCGGGCCGTACCAGATTTCAGTGCGCTGCGTGTCCTCTGCGCCTGGTGGGAAGGTCCATTTCAGCTTGATACCGAAGATCAGCGAAGCGGCAGTCAGCGAGGTGACAGCCGGTGGCAAGCTGGTCTTGCCCTGCAGGTTCGTCAGCAGCGACGTGACAGGCAGAGACGAGACGTTCAGGGCGCTGACAGCGCGCACCCTGGCCATGTACTGGCCGGAGTAGATTCCGGGCACATCAACCGACTGCTCGCCCGTGCGTGGCATCTTGACCCACTCACGCGAGCCCCAGCGCCATTCCACGTCATACGCAACCGCGCCTGGCGCAGCATCCCAACTGATGGTCATGTTGGTGACGGCGATACCCTGCTCAATCACAACGTGCTGGGTCACGAACACCGCGCCCGGCGCAGCCTGCACGCCCACCGGTATGCCGCTGATGGGCCGGATATCAACCACGGCACCGAAGTCGATGGCGTCAAACTTGCTCGGCTCGTGCTGGATGCACTCGAGCTGGTACTGGTGCCATTCCGGGCGCGTGATGTTGCGCACCAGAAACTGCATGGTTTTCAGGTCGTCGTATTCGAGAATCCAGCCGCATTCGGCTTCCGGCACCTCGCTAAAGCTGGCCGCGAGGGTGACGCGACGCCCATCCAGCGAGCTGATCACACGCGCCTCGGTCTTGCCGCTGGGCAGGTTCACGCGCAGCTTGGCACCGGTCGAAAGATCGATGTCACGGTCAACGGTAATCACCCGCCCTGCCACCGAGCTGATACGCCCGCCATTCGCGCGGCCGGCCAGCATCGGGTCGGCCACGGCGATGATCTGCCCGGTCTTAGGAATGCCGCCGTCCAGGCCCACACGGAAGGTCGCGGGCCTTGTCTGCGTCTGCTCGGTGATCAGCGCGTACTGGCCAGCGCGCTGCGCCTGCCCGAGTGACGTGCAGCCGTATGCGTCCACCGACAGTTCATTGACTGATCCAGATTCAGCCATCGCCACATCATCAAAGACAGGCTCTTTGTCCGTCGTAAAACTCTGGTCCGGGTTGTCCCACGTCACCATTGCCAGGTTGTGGCGGTCGCGCGCCCGGGTGCCCGAATACTGGATCTCGCCGTTGTTCAGGATCTGCGAAGGGTTGTAGGTGTAGACCGGGTCGCCAGGCATATCAGCGGTGAACGTGATCTGGCTGCCATCCCAGGTGCTCATGCCGTGGAAAATGGCCGAAAGGTCCTGCAACACGGCGTAGGCAGCCCCATCGTCTCTGCCTGATATTCAATCGGTGAAAGCCCGACGATCCCGTCCAGGCTGAAAAGCTTGAAGTGCAGCATGCTTTCTGGCGAAACCGGGAAGCGATCGCCGGCCTTTGGAGTTACCCAGTAGATAAGGTCGTCATCTGTGTCGATCGTTACGGTGTTGCAGTCCAGCGGTACGAACCCGACAGGTTCGCCATTGCGGTTCCGCTCAATCAAGGCAAACGCATTACCCCTCAACGCCATGTTCACCACGACGAACTTGAGGAAGTTCAGCATCGTCATGTAGGGATTCGGCTTGCGCAAAAGCTTCAGCGCGCGATCAGTGCCAGGAATCAGCTTCCGACCTTCTGCGCTGTCCTCATACAGCTTCAAAGGCAGTCCGCTCAACGACTCAGAGAGGATTTTCACGCATGACCACACCATGCTGATCGACAGCGCGGTCTTGGTGGTCACCGTAACGCCGGCTTTGGTTTTCTTGCCGCCGACCGCCATGTCGACTTCGACGTGTTTGCCGGTCGTTGGATCGGTGTAGCCAAGGAATCCCCACGATCGGGGGTTGTACCAACGAAATGCCATGTTCAGCCTACTAGTCCGAAAAATCCGTTATTGAGGTAGTCGTCCAGGCCGCCTTTAGCCTCTGGATTGAGGGAAAGCAGCGAAACGGCGTTGAACGTGGCCATGAGCGGGTCAATTTTCGCGGTGCCCGACGCTTGCTTGGTGATCAAAAATGCATTTGCCGAGGGCACGCCCTTGGCATTGCCGCAAGCCCAAGCCATAAGCGGCTGCCCGCAATGCAGGAAAGCGCCCTCGGCCAGCTTGCGCTCGGTCGTTTTGATAGCGCCCGTGAGTTTCCAGCCTTGAGAGATGCCGATGATTTGCTCTTCGCTGATACCAACATCCGAAAGCGCGTCGAGCACCGCGCCGATGCCGGCCGGGTCAAGGCCCACCTTATCGAGCAGGCCAGCATCGTTGATGCGTTGAACAATGACGGCCAGAGCTGCGACGTCATCGCCTATCTTCTGCACCAGTGTCAGGTCGCCGATAGCAGCCAGATCCTGAATCCGTGGTGCCTCTGATTTACGCCGGGTTAGAACAGACGGGTGTGCGTACGCATGCGCCCAGTGCAGCCAGTCGCGTGAGTCACGAACCCGCCCCATCGCCGAGGCCTTCAAGCGCGGCCTGATCTCCCCCGCCGCTGCACTTGCGCTTGTCCTAGCTGCCCACGGCGCCCTCGCCGAAGACCCTATCACCAAGGTTCGCCGCAGCGGCGGCAGTGAATCCAAGATCGAAACCCGAATTGCAGCAAAGCGCCATGAAGTGACGCTAGCCGCATAACCCAAACCTGATTTTGCGAAAGCCAACAATCGCGGCAGGCCCTCGGCTTGCCTGGAGAAAGTGAAATGAAGAAGGCACCACTGATCAACACGCTGAACGTGAACATTTCCGTCGAAGGGTTATCCCCTGTCGCGGCCTGTCTTGTGCGCGGTTTTCTGGCAAGCGGAGCAACCCGGCCAGAGCCGGCGAAGGATGCGCACTCGGAAACACTGGTAACCCCTGAGATCGGCGCGTATTGGGCTGGGCAGGGCGGCATCTACGGCGGCGTGCGCCAGTATCCCGAAGGGCTGTGCCATGTGATCTACGCGCAAGAGGATGCCGGGAATTTCAAATGGGGTCCGAGCGGCACTGAAACTGGTGCGACGAGCAGGTTCGATGGACGCACCAATACCCAGGCACTGCTTACTCTGAACGCTGACTTTCCTGCAGCTTTCTATGCGAGTCAGTACACGGCAGACGGTCAAAGCGACTTCTACCTGCCCTCCGCCGCTGAACTGAATCACGGTTGGGCATACCTTTCCGACCGCTTTGAAGAGGGCAGCTACTGGTCGAGCACGCAGCGCTCCGCCGACTTCGCATTCACTCAGGGCTTCGATGGTGGCACTCAGCACGACTACGACGAGTTCAACGAGCTTCGCGTCCGCCCCGTCCGCAGATTCATTCGCTGATTCATTAACTGCTTTGGGCGCGCAGCGCCTGCAAGGAGCCACCATGCTGTGTCTAACCCGTCGCTTCGGCGAATCAATCATCATCGGTAACGACATCAAAATCACCGTGATATCTGGTCGTGACGGCCAGATCCGCCTGGGCATTGATGCTCCGGCCGGCCTGGCCGTTGACCGTTCCGAGATCCGTACCGCCAAGCTGGCCAACCCACGCAACGGGAGTGAGCGCCATGTCGGCTGATAATCGAATCACGCTGGTGCTGCGTCCGCGCGAAGGCGAAACTTTGGACGGCCTGCAGTTCTATTCAACTCTCGGCGCACCGGTGTCGGTAGGGCGCGCACTGGGCGTTATCAGCTCTGTGTATGAGGGCGACGCAGTGAACGGGTTGCTCGACATGGAAGAGGATCACACGCCAAGCCTGCGCCGACTGATAGATCAAGTTCCAGGGCTTTATCTGCAAGTCTCTAATGAGGTCAAGCGGGAGGCCTTGAATGACGGCGACGACGAGGCGGAGGCCGAATATAAAGCGGGCCAGGCGCTGCGAGTGCTGATGATGTTCAAGCAGCGTCTTGAGCGGGCGATGGAGCCCGATCTGTTAACTACCCATGCCCCGGGTAGTTTAATTACGGAAAACCCCGCAATTGCTAAGACCGTCGAAAACATCAACCGAACTGCCGAGGAATCCTCGATAGTTGCCCGGTGTGCATGTGCTGATGAACACCTCAATGCGGCTTCCGACGCCCGGCGTTACCGCTGGCTGCGAGACGTAGCTTGGGACACACCACGTCAGGACTTGGCGCTGCGTGACCGCCACCAGAACATGCTGGCCGATAGCGAGCTGGATGCCGAGATAGATCGGGCTATGCAGGCTTACCCACGTGCGTGGGGCCAGGAGCGGCGACCATGAGCACGATCACTCAAGGCACACAGATCCACCTGCGCACCGAGTTCGAAAGCCTGGGCGAGCGTCTGATTCGGTTCGGTCAGGCGCTTCAAGACCCGGCCACCACTGTGGGCCAGTTAACCAGCTTGGCCAGCTCATGCGGTATCGCGCTCAAGCTGCGGACGATCGCTGAGTCAGGGCTGCGCGACGATGAAAGCTGATAACCCTCGGCCGAGGACCAAGCGAGTCAGCTGGACCCCGGTCGAGGACGAGATTCTGCGGGAGCGCTACCCCGAGAGCAGCCACGACGTGCTGTCTCCCCATCTTCCAGGTCGGTCCTATGCATCGATTACACACCGTGCGTACCTGCTGGGAGTGAAGAAAAGCAGCAAGTACATGCGCGACCTGGGCGCGGCCAATATGCAAGCCGGCGCTGAGCGGCTCGGTCGGGAGTTTTGGGAGAAACCGCTGGGCTCGTTGCGACATGAGCAAACGAGGGTGCTGATCAAGCTTGGTCAGCCCGATATCTGGAAAGGCCTACACATCCACGCGTGGGAGTTGGTCAACGGGCCGGTGCCCAACGGCCACATCGTCGCTGCCAAGGACAGTAACCGGAAGAACATAAGCCTGGACAACCTGTGCCTTAGAACGGTGAGCGAGCATGTAGTCCGCACCTGTCCCAACTATCAGAACCTGCCCAACGAACTCGTCGACGTCCTGCACCTGCAGAACGAAATCCGAAAGACCATCAAAAGGAAACGTGGCAATGAAAAATAAACTCTCCGATCTGCGGGACCACCTGTTCCTGGCGTTGGAAAACCTCGTGGATGCAGATGGCGAAGACCTTGATAAAGCCGTGCGCAAGGCAGACGCCGTCAGCAATGTGGCCAAAGTGATCGTCGACACCGCACGCGTCGAAATCGACTACATCCGCCATGTGGGTGGCAAGGTTGAAAGCAGTGTGTTTATTGAATCCAAGCCTGCACTGCCGCCGGTGGAAGCTCAAGGGGGCCGTCGTGGCTAAGACAGTCCTACACGCCCGCCAGGACGGTGTTCAGTTCTACATGAACACCGAGTCCAGCTCGCCAGGCACAGGCCACCGCAACCGGTACCGCCTGTTCAAGACGGAAAACTTCGGGCGCGACAAGTCCGGCTGGGTACAGATCGGCTCGCAGGTTGGCCAGCAGCTGATTGCGATCGAGGACGGGGGCCAGCGCTTTGAGGCATGCGCCGAGGCGTTCAGCGCAAAGCGTCCGCACCTGTATCAAGAGCGCGAGCAGATTCGCGGCAAGCCAGGCAAGTGGGAGGGAGAGGCTTTTCCTGCGCGCGTGGCGCGCGGCCGTGATGCAACAGCTTTAGCAACAAACCAAAATCTGACGCGTCAGGAAGGTGCACCATGACAGAAGAGACGGAAGTCCTGCATGTTGAGGGGCTGGCCAAGATGCTCGGACGCACGGAGGCGTCGATAAGGGAAGGGATTCGCCGAGGCGTAGAGTGGCTGCCGAAGAGCTTCAAGATGGGCGGCAGGCACTGCTGGTTGAAAGAGGACGTACGCAGGTTTCTGCATGACTTTCGAGACGGCGAGCACGAAAAGGTCAAGCCTGGACGAAAGCGCAAAACGCCTCCGTCGCTTAAACAAGTGGCGTAAAAAAGCCCCGGCTAGCGGGGCTTTTTTTAATCTTTCTGCTGGGCCCTGACATTCGGAATCGGCTTTCCTTGGCGCTGGCATTCTGCTCGCAGTCGCTCATCCGATCGAATATATTCGGCTAGCATGCCGGTCAGCTCCGCATTCGACTTCGAACGCTTAATTTTGCTGAGGTCAAGATTATTCATGGCCACGGTAGTCATAGCTATTCCCTTCAGAAAGTCAGGACACAGTCCCGATTTTGGTAGTAGGCGGCTCTCATATGACTGAGATTATGCCGGTACTGCGCACCATCATGCGTTAGGTATTCCATCTCATCTGAGTACCCTAACGCTTGGATAAGTTCCTCGAAAAGCGTGTCAAAAACACGCTCCCCGACGGCCAGGTGATCACGAAGAGGATGTCCTTCCTCTAAATCATCCCTGAAAAGGTAATGCTCGCCCGACTCAAGGTTGGTATGCCTAGGGCGATGGTACATCACCACTGCTGGCTCGGACGGATGGAGAGCCAACACATTATCCTGCTTACGAATCGCAAACCACACCCATATGAACGCCGCTGCGCTCATGATGTGCCGGTCCATCAGAATCTCCACTTTAGCTTTTGTATTGATTATCGCAAGGATCAAAGCAAAGGCTGAGGGGACCTGACCGCCATTATTATGGCGTAAAACGACTCTTATCTCGCCGTTGTCGTCCGATTCATTCAATGCTGCAATGATCGGGCCAACGGTTTCAGGAGATATCTCCCGTGCAATCTCAAAATCCATAAGAACTATTATCGCCCACGATTCCGTTCGCCTAATGCCGGCGAAAAAGTCGTCGCATTCTATAGACCGCTCACACCTTACGAAAGCACATTTGAAGCATTTTGCTATCAACAAAGCTATCGGCCGACGAAGCGTATGCTTTAACCGAGCTTTTCAGCGAGGTCTTGCGGGCTTAAATGGGTATACCTCTTCAGCATCGCAAGAGTTTTGTGCCCGGTTATGCTGGCAACTTCCATCATGGTGAAGCCGCGCTCAAACAGGCGGCTTGTGGCTTCATGCCGCAGGTCATGAAGGCGGAGCCCTTGGATATTCGCCTTCTCGCAAGCGAGCGGGAAGTAGTTACTGACCGTATCGGCCTTAAGCCGGAACAGTGGCCCGCCCTTGATAGGCGCAGGCACCCCCTCTATCAGCTCGCGCGCTCTCGATGAAAGCGGCACTGACCGGCGCTCGCCGTTCTTCGTGTCCTCAAGGAAAGCTACCTTTCCCTGAATTTGATCCTTACGCAATGTGACCAGCTCGGATCGGCGCATCGCCGTCTCAACAGCCAGCTCGATGATAACTGGCAACTCTGGACTGATTTCGCCGGCAGCCTTGTATAGCGACTTCAATTCATCGGCAGTCGGCCGGCGTTCTCGCTGCTTGCTGCCTTTGGGCATACGCAATGCCCGACATGGATTCGTCAGCCCTTCGATACCCCAGTCCTTTGTCGCGACGGTGTAAAGATGGCTGATGACCGCGAGGTCAAGACGGACGGTAGCAGTGGATCGGCCAGCTTTGATCTCTGCATCACGATAGGAGGCCATATCGCTCGATCGTAAAGAAGCCAATGATTTACCCGCGAACTTGGACTCCATCCACTTCTTGATGCGAACCCTTTCTTGCTTGGCTCCCTTCTTGCTCTCTGTGACTTCTGATTCGTACCGCTCAAGAGCTGTGGCCAGACTGGTTGCTTCAGCCTCACGCACGTCCACAAATCTCGCGCGCGACATATCACCTTCGAGTTCAGCAGCCCAGCGCTGGGCTTCTGCTTTGGTGTCGAAGGTTGCGGATAACGTCGGATATCCTTTGCGTCGTATCTGGGCGCGCCAGGCGTCGCCACGCTTTTCGTAATAGGCCATAAACGGAATCAT